TGATGCGCTTCCTACCCCACCAGATTAATATCCGTGCCGGGGATACTGTTGAGTGGACCAATCAAAACCCGGTGGAAGCTCATACCGTTACCTTTGGGGCAACACCGGCGGGGTTTCTCATATTCTCTCCTTCCCCCAACGTAACCACGGACACAGATGGGGCGCTTCATGGAACCGTCAATTCGACTGGAGACAATGTTAACTCGGGCATCCTCGCGGCGGCAGCGCAGGATCAGAATGATTCTGGCATGGCCAACCAGACAGCTCTCGGCGTAACGCGGTTCCGTGTAACCTTTCCAACGCCGGGCTCTTTCCCTTACCGTTGCTTACTTCATGACGACATTGGCATGAACGGAATAGTACTTGTTTTTTCTAATCCTAAAGTTCCGCCCCAGTGAAAAAGACGACGAGGAGGAACTAGTCGTCATCGCCGGGTCAGGGTGTTACCGCTTGCTAGCGGCGCGGACCAAATCGCGCCGCAGCCACCCTTCCCCTAATCCTGTCTACCATCGCTAGGGTGATCGCGTCATCCGGCCCGCGCAAAGGGACTTGTGAAATCGGCTTCTGTTTACCCTTAGAAAAGCGGATTTGAGAAGCCACCTACACAGATGAATCCTTCTTGTTGGGTGGCTTCAACCCGCTTTGGGCCTTGAAGCTTGGCGAATAAAGCCATGTGCTCGGCAACGAGTCGAGCACTTGCGCGACGAACAATCGTTGCATCACAACGTTCATGCCGAAGAGATCGCCGCGGCGCAAAAGCAAGTCGATGAGGCGCAAAAGGTTTATGATGCAATGCTGAAAGCGAGCGGAAGCGCTAGCCAGATCGTTTCGGCTTTTGCTAGCTTGGTCGGCTATTCCAATCAGATCGCGGCTAACATGGCGGCGGCGGCGGCGGCAAGACTGGCGATTCCATTAGCACCGGTCCCGGCTCCGACCGCGCACCAACACGGCGGCATCGTGATCAGACCGCATGTCGGCTTGGTCGGTGAAGCGGGACCGGAAGCTATCATCCCGGTAAAGAAAGCCGGTGCGGGCTTTGGTGCGTCAATTACTATCAATGCGCCGGTTACAATTAACGGCACCGCGGGCAGTCAAAGCGATTTAGGCGCCTTCCTGGCCGAAAATGCCAAGGAGATCGCATACCAAGTCCAGCGGGTATTAGCAATCCAGTACGAGAATGAAGCGGTTGTGTAGGGACGATCACAGTACGTACTGTGATCGTTGTACGCATTGTTAGGACGTGAACAGGACGTCCTGTTTTGCTTTCCGACTTCTTCCGATCGTTCGGATGAAGTTTGCAAACTAAATTTTTGACATTCGCCTCAAGTCCGCTAGCGATTAGCCGCTAAGAGAACCCTAGTTCTTTCTCTTTAATCGGTTGCGACGGCAGAATTCTCTCGGCCAAAGGATCGACGGACAACCTCGGGAGAGGCACGATCGATAAGACCAGCGAGAGTACATGGCACGAAAGCGGATTGCGAGTAACCCTCCGGGAATATAGCGGCAACCGATTAAAGAGAGAGAAAAGCTAAGAACCGCCCGAAGCAGCGAATCTTCGGGCGATTTCTTTTTCTATGCCAACGATGCAACCGATCAACTACAAGCCGAACTAACACGAAACCGATTTACTATGTCACCGCCGCGGTCACCACAAATGCAGCGGGGTAACGAACACCAACGTCGCAAAGCAAGTTTGTATGGATCTTGATTTGATTGTTCACTGCCAGAGTAACCGAATCGATTAACAGTTCGACGCCGCGACCCCATAGACAGAAGGTCATATTGTTCCAGCAACCGGCAAAGCAGCGTGCATCGGTGATCTCGGGCGAGCTTTGCCCGCCGCGGATCTCGGACCATGTTGTAATTGATCCGGCTGTAAAGGATGGAGCGGTGCGCAGGATCTTGCGGACTCCAGGCGAAACCAGTACGCCGTAGGAATCCATTGATACGTTGGCCGTTTCGATTTGTTCTTCCAATGCGCAGAACGAACCGTGCCGATCGGTTGCACTGATCGGGAAAGCCTGATTAACCCCGCCAACGTTGATGAGCCCGGTCGGCTGGTTCGCCGATGGTCCGCCGCCATACAATGCAACCTGATCGAGATAACTCGCCAATTGTCGGCTAATATCGCTGATCAAAATTCTATCCAATTCCGGCCCGGTCTGTTGAGCCAGCAATTGCCGCGAAACGGTCAGCTTGCCGCTGATCCGTTTCGGGCTGACCGAATACCCGGCGAACACCGGATCGGACCCGGTTACCATGCCGACCTCGGGCAACCATTGCGGAACGGGCAATTGGCCGATCGACCACAAGGTTGCGTTGCCTCGCAAGCCGCTCAGAACGGTCGCACCGGCACGCAAGCATGCCGACCATGTTAGCAGGTTCGACACGCCGAAAGTTTGCACGCCGACCAAAGGCGAACTACCCGCTACAATCTGGCGCGTAAAGAATTCAACCGGCACACGCAGGCCGACGTCGCGGGCGTTGGCGGAACTCATCCAGGCGAATTCGTTCGAACTCGATTCGAATTCGCGTTCGAGTTCATAGTGCATTTCACGTTCGATGCCGGTCAGAATGCCGCGCTCGACGATTTCGCGAATGGCTTTGCCGATGGAAAAGGGTTTGTCAGACATAAACTTCGCTCAAGTCCTGAACCGCTCTCTTTCGTCTCTTGCGATATTCCGAAACGGCGGCTTTTGCTTTTTGGTGCGTGGCCGGATCGCCCAAGAAAATCGGACGTTCGTTTAGCGTCGCATCCGCCCGCAAGACACCGAGGATAAGTAATTTGGAACCAAGCTCAAACGAGATCCCAAGCGATTTGAAAAAATCAACTGCCGGAACATATCCAGGGATAGAATGACGACGCGGCATAGAGGCGCAGTGAATTTTTGTTAGCCGGTTTTTCAGATAAATACTCGCCGCGGTGCGAGCACTTCTCTCACGTAGTTATTTCTGAGAAAGCAATAGTCATGTTCGATAAACTCAAAACCCGGCTCACAAACCTCGAATCCGAAACCGAGCAACTGAAAGCCGAACTCGGCAAGACCAAAGGCGAGCTTGCCGAAACCAAACGGCTTTTCGGGAGATTGACCGGCGAAATTGCCGCGCTGCGCCGACAGACCGATTCAATTGTCGGGTCGACCGGCCTTATCCCGGCCTACCCGGTCGTTCGAAAAACTAATTGGCCGACCGATGCGAGTGCGCCGGAAGAAACTCGCCAGGATGGTTTCTAAGCCCGCTTGTTAGCTCGCCCGCTACATAGACCTTCGGAAAGGCCCGCGAACGCCCTGGCGGGCTATTAGCCCCCCCTTCAAAGGGCCGATTCAGGCAAACAAGGGTCGGTCGGTTGCCGAGCCGTGCAAGACAAGCAACAGATTGCCGCGGGTAGCTTCCGGTTCACCGCGGCGAACGGCGCAAGCTCGTACCGGGTTAATCGTTAATACGACGCTCGGCGCGATGTCTTTGAGCAGCATGGCGAGCTTGCTAAACTCCCCGGCGGAAAGAAAGCGGGCATACCGGATGATTGCTTCTGAGCGGGTCCTGGCCAATGACGAGGGACAAATCAATGCTACCCGCCGGTCAGTTAACAATTCACGCCGGATTGCGACTAAGGTTAAATCAAACAATCGTCGGCTTTGACCGTGACCAAGCCCGTAAACCGTCGACATTGAATCGGAAGCTTCATGCCGCCTCAAGGCGAAATCGCAATCGATAAAGCTCGCTACCAGCCAGCGTTGCGCGGCAAGTTCATACGGGTCGGTACACGGTGTTTTGATGCGCCGCACCCGGCCTGCAAGATCAGCAATTGTTTCCCTGGTTGCCACCGGATCGCATAGGAGCGCCGAATCGATGGATTCATCAAATTGACAGAACTTTTCGGACCGGTTCCAAGCTTCGCCGACCGCGGATGCCGCGGTCGAACTGATTATCTTTGCGCAGAAGCTGAATGCGGACCCCCTGGCGGGATCGTAGAGACGAAGGCTTCGCCATAACTTAATGCGAATCCGGCTCAAGAGTTCATCGATCGATTCGTGCCGGGTCGTGTTCCGGTATTCAAGAATCGATTTCGCCAGGGGTTCGACATGCTTCAAGAGATCATCGAGTGCCGCCGGATCGCCGGTCTCGTTGTACCGCTCAATCAGTTCGCGGGCATAGTCCCGATTGAAATAATAAGCCGCGCCGTCATGGTGCCGCCAAGTCCGATAGATGGTTGCTTGTGAGAGATCGTGCATAAATCCTACCAAGCTTTGCACCAACCGCGCATCCGCTGGCGAGCGATCCGCGGCGCGGGTGCGGTTACATCGCGCAACGGTATGCCGGGGTTAAGCACGTCGGTCGGTTCTGGCGGCGGCGGCACGGCGACGGGCTCGACCCGCCAATCGTTGATTGGCGCAATCCCTAAGTTCTTGATGATCTCGGGATAATTCGGGATCAACAGTTCTTTCGCCGCCATGCCGTAAACCCGGCAATCGAGCGCTTCATTGTGTGCGCCTGAACTTGCAAGGTCAAAGTAGCGAACAATCCGACCGCCGCTGAAACTGGTCCGCATAACTTCCGCGGTCAGTTGCTGAAAATAAACCAGATCATAACCGAGTTGCGGGTTTGCCGGAAAATGTTGAAACCCCGCACCGTGATCAATCAGGCGCAACCGGGAGTAAAGCGCTTCTTTGGCGGTATCAACTTTGAGAAGGAACAACCTTTGGTTCCGGCCTTGGCTACGGCTTATCCAATTCGGCTGGTAACCGCGCATGCCGCGGATCGCGTAAACGCGCCGCGGGCTGCACCGATTAACAAATGCGTAAATTTGTTCCGGCTTGTTGTTCGCATCGATGCAAGCGCATTCGACCTTTAACATATGCCCGCTCGGGTGCCGCCAAAGGGTTTGCATCCACCGGTCCAGTTCATTGAACAGTTGCGGGGTCTCGGTGTTACCGCGAAAAATTTTGTAACAGACCCCATAGATTTCGTCATCTAACCCGACCCCGATGATCTCGGCTTCGATCCGGTCCTGTTGTACGTCCGCACCCGCAACCAAGAATAAAACCCGTTCCGGCAAAATAACGTCGTTTGCCGACGTTTCGAAGTACATTTCCCGCCGCGCATAAAGCTGTTCGTGCTCGGGCGGTTTCTCGCCTTCAGCTTCATAGCCTTCGGCTAAAATTAAATTCTGAAAGGTTCGGATGCCGGTCGGCCCGAGCTTCTTTGCCGACAGAAAACGGTAAGCCCAATAATGCGCCCATGATTTAAAGCCGCGCTTGGGCTTGAGCATTGTTATAAATGCGTTCGCCCAAAAGCCGCGGTGCGCGAAATGACCTTTACGGGTTGCTAGCCATCTCCCCTTTTCAACGAGCCGGTATCGGCCCGGTTCGTCATAGGCTTTGCCACAACCGGGACAGATTATGCGGGCAGTTTCGATATGGTGTTCCGTTGTCTTGCCTTTGGCATCAATGGTTTTATCCCACACAACGTCTTTCCACATGATCACGAATTCGTGAGCGCACTTGACGCACTTAACGAACCATTTGCGCCAGTCGGTTAACTCCATTTCCTTCTCAATCCGGCTGGCGCCTTTTAGGGTCGGCGTGCCGCTTTTGATCGAAAACGCATCGGGGAACGTAACGCTTCTTTGCTCGGTCAAAATGATAACGTCGCCCTCCTCGCCGCTGCTCTCGGGGTAACCGTCAACCTCTTCGAATATGCATAGCTTGGCGGTATGCGCCCGCAAGTTGCGCGGGCTGTTCGATCCGCCCGCCAGAAACCAACCGCCAGGATAACGCTTATGAACCAACGTGTTGAGCCCGCGGCCCGCCATCCTGGCATGCGATTCGGTCTCGGAATAAATCTTGCCGTGCAGGACCGGCGTGGCGTCGATCATCGGCCCGAGCCGGTTCTTGCTCCAGGCTTTCGCATTTGAATCGGTCGGGAAGATCGCCACGGTCGCGCACGGCGCTTGATCAATCTGCCAACCAATAATCCCTTCGACAACGCTAGTCTTGCCGATTACCTGGCTAGCAACCATGAATGAGACGCTCGAACATTCGGGATCGGCAATCGCATCCAGCATTTCGGCTTGATAGGGGAAATTATGCCAACGTCCGCTAACCGCCGACGTGCCCCGCGGCAAAGTCCTGTACTCCTCTTGCCATTTGCTCGGCAACATCGGCACTTCATACCGGAACGCCTTCAGACATTCTTTGAGTGCCGCGCAATGAACCGGATCGGTCGTGACGACCGGTTTAACCTCAATCGAGATCCGAATGTCCGTTTGCCGGGTTGATCGCTTCGTCTTTTTCCGCCGTTTGCTTCGACGCGACATTTTCTAACAAAACCGGGATCTCCGCCAGATTCCGCAAGCTGGCGCTTATGAGAAGGCGAATGTAGTCGGACCGCACCGGCAAAAATTTGAGAGGCACCGGGATTCATTTGACAGCCGCGGGTGCCAGTTCCTAAACCGGAACGCACCGCGGAAATCACGGCAAACGAAATTAGAAATCTCGCCTTGGCGACCGGCTTGGAATGAAACTCGCCTTGGGGGCATTTACCGCGGCCCGATCAGGCGATCGACGCCGAAAAATCACGATCGATAAATTTCAGCCCGCACCGGGATTAACCTTTTGTTCCACATGAAACAGTTTTCGATTTCTGCGATTCTAGCGTTTTGTTAGATTTGTTAACATCACCCGGCTTCGTAAAACCGTTTGTAGGCGCGTTTGAGCCGCTGGCTGATGCATTGCCTCCAGCTTGGTCAAAGCCCGCCAGCGCGGCAATTAGAGCGGTTAGCGGGTCGGATCAAAGCTAGCTTTGATTTTCAATTTCTGAGCTTGTCAGCAATTTCGATGAGCGAATCGCCGATGGATTGATCGACCCGTTCATTGCCGCCGATCCGGTCATTGATATCGCTCAATGCGGCACTGATACGACACAACGCACCATCCTCTGCGTCTTCAGTAAGCAGTTCGACAACATTGTCAAGGCGATCACACAAGGTGCGCTGGTCACTTTGCCGATCGGATGGTTCGACCGCGGTTGCGATCCGTTCGAGTGCGACCGCGATTCTGGTCAGGATTTCAAGAGTGGCGTTCGATGTTGTCTGGTCTGGTTGTTGGTTCATAAATGACGGAGATTTTCATTGTTTGGGAAAAGTACGTTCACCGGGCTCTGTCCGTTACCGCCAACCGCCATTATAAGATAATTGGCGGTAGTCGGTCGAACGTCCAGAGCCTTTACAGCCAATTACAACCAAAATGTATGTTGGCGGTAATCCGTTCCTTTACCAGAGCCGATTTGCATATGGTTACCGCCAACTACTGCCAACTTGTTTTGGCGGTAAGTCAGACTTAGCATGCCCCCAAAGCGAGTTGGCGGTAAGTTTTGGCTATAATTTTGGCGACAATTTCTGAGGTTCTTTTCGTCATGGTGTCTGGTTCCATTTCTGAGCACTTTTCGGACTCAATTGATAGGCACAGGCGAGTTTTGAAAAAAAGATCTCGTCATTGGTTTCCAATGTTTTCAGGCGACGCCGGAACGTTGTTTCCTTAATCTTGGTCGCACGAAGTAACCTTGTGTAAGGTAATCCGCCGGAAGCTTCTGCACCTTGAAGCGCGGCCATGATCTTTTCGCAATCGCTTTGTTCTTGTGCGCTTCCCCGGCGTCGTTTCGGTGTTTTCAGATCGTCAGGGTCCAGAGATGATTCGCGTATGAAAAGCGGGTGTTTCCACCGGACCACAAAAGGCTCAACCTCTTTAAATGAACGCAAAACCATTTCGACCGTGAAACAACCGGGTTCCTTGTGCGCGGTAAAAATCAGGATGCTGTCAGGGTCGCGGGCAAAGGTGCCGCTTCCGCCGATCCGGTCCAATGCGTCTTTAAGCGACTGGTCGCCTTTTGAAAAATGTTGTTCGTAGAGAAACGATACGTTGCAATCGACGGTGAGTTGTTCGAACGGCAACAAAACTTGAGCGATGTCTTTCGAGAGATTTTCGTCATGTTCGCCTAGAGCCTTATAGATCGGTGCAAGCGCAAAAGCCTTCGCTTTGCTTTCCATGATAACCTCGGCGGCGACTTCTTGGACGAGTTCTTGACCAAAGGAAATGAATCTTCCGCGCAACGGCACGATCCGAATATTTTTAAACGGATTAGTTATTTGCGGGTAGCACTTGGCGATTTGCTCAAGCCGGTAGCGACAATCGAACCCCATGAGTTCGAAATCGAAGATCAGGATCGGCACACCCGGCGTTTTAAATCCGAGATAAGGCAACCCGTTCGCGATGCAGAAAAGCAGATGGAACAGATTCCATGTCTTATAGCTTTTTGAGCCTGAAGAGATCGACAGCTTGCCGCCCTGGTAAAGAATGCCTTCAATAAGTTGCAGAGGCGCTTGATCCGGCAAATTCAGCACATCAAGTGGGGTCAGGATTTTTTTAAGCTTATCGCGTTCGCTTGGAACCCCGGCGACATACCCTGGATTGACCGGCGGCGGCGGTGCTTGCTGATTCGATGTAACCGGCGGCGGCGGGCATTGACCATTGCCGCCCGGTAAGGTTCGCTTGTCGAGGACAGCACTGGCAGGGGGCACCGGAGGATTCCATCGGACTTGGTTAACGCCGGTGATGAAATCCATTTGATACTCGCCGCCGTTTGGTAGAACAGCCCAATCAGGAATGTCTTGCCATTGAGTGGATGGAACAAATGCTGTCGTATTCATAAGCTGACGGCGGTTCGGGGGTTAAGAAAAAAGCAGGTTTGCCGAGCACCGTTCCCGCGCCGGCCGTCGGGCAGGCGGACAAACTGCGAGCGGCACCAAAGCTTGGGGTCGGCACCGAGGGCGATCGCTTCCGCCATGAATCTGCGCTGATCAACTTCGGACCGGTCCCAAACGTTGAACCAAGCGTGTAACGATTTGCCGCCGGAACTTGTGACGCAGACCAGGGGCATTAAATCGGCGAGATACCAGATCAACGCGGCACACGCATCGGCGAGCGTTAAGCCGGTTGCTAGCAATGCGGCAATAACCGGGTGCGCCGGATCGAAATCGAATTCAATAACCTGATAAACTCGCCGCCCGGTCGCGGCGAGCGAATGCATTGATATCCTACCGTCATCGGTCCGGGCCCAAACTGAAAGCATTGGATTGGGCACGATGAATTCCAGTCGGTGCAAAGTTCCGCGCCATTGTTCACGGCGTTTAGTTTTAAAGCCGACTCCTTTAGCCCAACCAACGCAAAGCAACGGATCGATACCGGCGGCGAGATCGCCTGGAAAAAGTACGTCGACGATTTGTTCAACGTGCGATTCGCCGTCGTCGAACCGGATCGGGGAAACTTCCCATAGATCCACAAGCTCAAAGCCGGTCCTGACAATTTCATCGATCGCGCCGAAATCGGTCTCGGGCCATTTGGCTTGCGCGGAAACTACCCGGCTAAACTCGCCTCCCGGCGAGCTTCCATGACCGGCATGCGCATAAGCGCTTCGCAATTGATGCGCAAGCTTCGCAGTTCGCGGATGGTCACCGGCATCAACGCATCGGCGAGTAATTTCATCCAACGCAACTTGAGCCGGAATCCTTAACGAAGCGGCTCGCAATAGTCCGAGATTCGCACTTGAATCCAGCGATCCGCGTTGCCAGGGGAGCGTCTCCAGATAAGTGCGCCAGACCGAAAGAGCATCGGCTTGAGTATTGGCTTGACGATAGGTCGGCAACCTTTCACCCGCCTTTCAAATACTCGAACCGACCGCCGGAACAGTGGAAGTTGAGCACAAGCCGAAAAGCTCTTTGCCCCGGCGACCGGTTCGAATATTTAAATTTGTTAGTGTTCGGTTGTTTCACGGTCTTCCACACCGTTTCAATTTTTTAAATACCTGCTTGCTACGACAGCCCGCTTTTCATTTGCTCCAAATCAATTTCTGTCATCGCTCGGGCAATACGGGCGGCGACATCCAAGGTTAATCCGGCAATGGTAGACATTGACCGGCCTTCACCCCTGAACATTATGCCGGGATAATCCCGGCAGACTTCTTCGAGCAAACCTCGGAACTTGACCTGGAACTCGTCCAATCGGTTGCAGACGTCGTACTGGACTTGCCGTTCAAGGAGTCTTTGCAGCTTGTCAGGCTTCACGCTACAACCTCCTTCCCTGATAAGCTTGACCCGGCCCGCACCGCGGCGGTATTTAAGAGGCGACGACCAATGTGTTTTGCTCCGCGGGACGGTTGCCGAGCCGACCCGCGGTCTTTTTCTGGCGGTGATTCGTTCGTCATTCTGTTTCGCTTTTCTGATTTTTGCCAGGACCGCAACCGGATCGAATCGCAAGCATTTGCGGGAAATCTTGATGCTCGGGATAACGCCGCGCCGGTGCAGCTCATAAGCCTGACGCTCGGTTACCCCGAGCAACGCCGCTAACCCGGCGGCATCGACCAGTTTTCTATTCGTGCCCATTTGGTTTTAAATACCAGGTGACTTTGTGTGCAGCGTGAAGATTCAATTCCCCGTCAATTTCTCGATGCGTGTCCGGCAAAAATCGGCGATGATTTGCAGGACCCCGGCGCGTTGATTCGGATCGAACTTGCCCAAAAACCGGACCAGCCATAAATCGATTCGGCGTTCGAGCCTTTGCAATTGGAGCGGCTTCGGCGGCGCTTCGGCAACCGGTGCCGGTTTGCCGCCCTCCATTTCATGAAAAGCCGCACCTAATGTTTTCTCACCGCGGCTGACCTCGGCTAGCAATGCGGGGTCACTATCGGCGAGTTTGATTGCCCGCGCCGCTTTGGATGTGCCGGTGCCTGACAATTCGGCCAATGCTTGACGCACGCCTCCCCGCTTTGGCGGCGGATCATTGCCAGGACGTCGCTTCTTTATCGGTGTGCCGGTTTTCGAACGACCGTGAATCGAAGTATTCTGGACGTTCTCTTGCGCTTGTTGCCTCAACAGAGGAAGAAACTCGGTATAAAGCGCCGCCCGTTGATCGTCGCTTAGATGCCGCCGGTGAAAATTGCTGGCGAAAACGAATTCCGCCTCGCTAGTTTGCTTGTCGCCGAGCAGTTCGGATAGCTGAATTATTTTCGGTTCGAGTCCGAGTTCGCGGCAAATTTCCCAACGGTGCCGACCATCAAGAATTTGATTCTGCCCGTTGATTACGATCGGGTGCAGTAA